TGCCTGTCATATCGCCACCGGCAAGCCGTGGCGTGGGCTGCGCACCAAAGCTGGCGTCGTGGTCTATCTCGCAGGTGAAGGACACTACGGCCTGCGCCAGCGCGTTGCCGCCTGGTGCCGGCATCACGGCGTGGATCGGATCGACGACCTTCTCATAACCAACAAAGCCATCGACATCGACGCCTACAACTCCTCATCTCAGATCATCCGAGCCGTGCGCGAGCTCGTCCCGGAGGACGAGCAGATCGCCTACATCATCGTCGATACCCTCAACGCGCATATGGAAGCGGACGAGAACTCAAGCAAGGACGCCAGGCGCTTCCTTAACCAGCTTGCCATCGTCTCCAGCGTATTTCGCGCAGGCGTTGCCATCGTTCATCACGTCGGCAACAGCGTCGATGCCAAAGGGCGAGCTCGCGGCAGCTCCGCCTGGAAGGCCTCCGTGGATTCCTCAATCCTCGTTCAGCGGCAAGATGACGGCACCATCGAGGTCTCCTGCACCAAGATGAAAGACGCAGAAATGCCGCAGCCAATCCACGGAAAGATGCAGCGCGTGGCGCTCGGCTGGGTGGATGAGGACGGCGAGGAGATCAGCGGGGCGGTATTTGCGGAGGCTCAACCAGGGGAGCAACAACCCAAAAAGAAGGAGTCGCAGGCGGCTGGAGATATTCGCAGACTCGGCAATGCGTGGCGTCGAGGTAATCGAGAGATAATCGAGGGAAAACCCTTTGTTTCAAAGGAAGATATTATTTCGTATTTAATAAACCACGAGGGGACCAAGGAATCTACCGCCAAGATGTACGCCAAAGAGAGCGCCAGCGGACGCATCATATATAACCTGCTTGCGGCGGAGATTATCACGTCTCATCCCGGCGGATGGCTCGTCATCGACCCCGGCACGGCGGCTCAGATGGCACTATCAATTGACGAATAGATCGGTAACAGGTAGCAGGTAACAGGTAGCAGGTAGCAAATGGTAACAGAAGCTAAATTGACGGTAAATGGGTTTGGGGCTAGGCGGTGGGAACTGGTAACAGGTAACTAACCCCCATATATAAAATGGGGTTGTTACTGTTACCTGTTACCGTAGCGGCGACAAAGTTACCGAGAAGAAGAGAAGAGAAGGTGAGGAAGTTCTCTGGGAATGTTCCCGAAGGGTTCGAGGAGGCGTTCGAGCTGCGCGAGATGTACGGCTCGCAGTGGAGCGTCTACACTAGAAACACCGATCCGACCGGGCGGTATTTGTCGGTAAAGGTATTCGCTAATACTCCCGTTGAGAATAAGGCGAACTATTGGTTGTGGTGGGACAAGCTCGGGCAAAGGTTGCGGTCGATGAATAAGGACGCGGCAATAATGAAATCAAACCGGCCAGAGCTTTATAAATTCGTGCGCATTAATCTAGAAAACAATTTCTGAGGGCGGAGTATATAATGAGCAGCGACCCCAACTCCAGCCAGGTCGGCGGGGATCACTACAAGGGCAAGACCGTCCAGCCGTGGGACTTCATCGCGGCGAACGGGCTCGGGTTTTTTGAAGGCAATGTTGTAAAATATGTGACCAGATGGAAGGACAAGGGCGGCGCGCAGGATTTACACAAGGCGCGCCATTATCTTGATAAATTGATTGAGGTGGTTGGTGACGCGGCACCCTGAAAAGATCGAGCAGCGGGCGGTCGAGAAGCTGATCCCGTATGCGCGCAACAGTCGCACGCATAGCGACGCCCAGGTGGCGCAGATCGCCGCCAGCATCAAAGAATGGGGATGGACTACGCCTATCCTGATCGACGAGACCGAGCAGGTCATCGCAGGGCATGGCCGCCTGATGGCGGCGCGTAAACTCGGCATGGCGGAGGTGCCCGTCATCGTCGCGGCAGGATGGACCGACGCCCAGAAGCGCGCCTACATCATTGCGGACAATAAGCTTGCGCTCAATGCGGGGTGGGATAGCGAACTGCTGGCGCTGGAGCTGGGCGAGCTGGGCGACCTTGGGTTTGATTTGGACCTGACGGGCTTCACGCTGGACGAAATCGATGCGCTGAAGCCAACAGAAGTCGCTACGGGGCTTACGGACGAGGATGCCGTACCAGAGCCGCCAGTCGAGCCTGTGACGCGCCTGGGCGACGTGTGGCTGCTTGGGGGGCATAGGGTGATGTGTGGGGATAGCACTAGCGTCGACGCGGTGGACACGCTGATGGCTGACTGCAAGGCTGACATGGTGTTCACTGATCCGCCGTATGGAGTCGATTACGAAGGAATAAAGAACGACGATAGAGCAGGTCTTGAATCTTTGTTGCGCGGTGCATTTGCAAACTATCTGTCCTCTTCAAAGTCTGGCGCTGCAATCTATGTGTTCCATAGCGACAGGTGTGCTGACATCTTTCACGTTGTCTTCAGAGAGTTTTTTCATTTCTCAAGCATGGTGATATGGGCAAAGAACAGCCTTACGCTTTCTAGAACGGATTACCAAAGCCAACATGAACCATGCCTGTATGGCTGGATGAAGGGCGGAAGCCACGCGTTTTATGGCGACCGCAAGCAGGTTAGTGTTTGGAGATTCGACAAAGAGCGCGTCGAGGGACACACAACACCAAAGCCTGTTGCGCTTATTGAAAGAGCATTGGCAAACAGCAGCAAGGGCGGCGACATTATTTCCGACCTGTTCGGCGGCTCTGGCTCCACGCTCATTGCCTGCGAGAAGACAGGGCGCACAGCCCGCCTGATGGAACTCGACCCAAAGTACGTTGACGTGATCGTCAAACGCTGGCAGGACTTCACTGGCAAGCAAGCAATACACGCAGAAACTGGACAACCTTTCGCGGAGGTTACGAATGGCGAAACAAATGCTTGAAGAAAAATCGGTTCCAAAAAAACGCGGCGGCGCTCGGCCTGGAACTGGAGGCGCTATGCCGGGAGCCGGTCGCCCAGCTTTTGAACCGACCGACGCCGAGCGCAAGCAGGTCGAGGCGATGTCAGGCTACGGCTTGCCAATCGAGCAGATCGCGGTGCTGGTGCGAGACGGAATAGACGCGGACACGCTCAGAAAGCATTTTGCGCAGGAGCTGATTTCTGGCAAGGCGAAGGCAAACTCCGGCGTTGGCCGGACGCTGTTTCAGAAGGCGATGGGCGGCGACACGGCGGCCATGATCTGGTGGAGCAAGACGCAGATGCGCTGGAAAGAGGTCCAGCAACACGAAATCACCGGCGCAGACGGCGCGCCGATTGAGTACAAGAAGATCGAGCGCGTCATCAAGAAATGAGCGTGCTTCGCATTGAAACGCCCGAATGGGCGCTGCCGCTGCTGGAGCCGAAACGGTACAAGGGCGCGTATGGCGGGCGAGGGTCTGGCAAGTCTCATGCCTTTGCCGAGATGATGATTGAAGCGCACATCATGGACCAGTCGAGCCGCAGCGTATGCGTGCGAGAGGTCCAGAAGTCGTTGGCGCAGTCCGTCAAGCGCCTGCTGGAGCTGAAGATCGAGCAGATGAACGCTGGCGCGTACTTTGAAGTGCAGGAAGCCGTCATCAAATCCAAGCGGGGCGACGGGCTGATTCTGTTTCAGGGCATGCAGAACCATACTGCCGACTCGATCAAGTCGCTCGAAGGCTACGATCGCGCCTGGTGCGAGGAGGCGCAAAGCCTGTCGCAGCGCAGCCTGGACTTGCTTCGCCCGACGATCCGAAAGCCAGGATCTGAGCTTTGGTTCACATGGAACCCGTCGCAGGCGACCGACCCGGTTGATGTTCTGTTGCGCGGCCCGACACCGCCGCCAGACGCGGCGATCGTTGAGGTTAACTTCAGCGACAACCCCTGGTTCCCCGAAGTCCTCCGCGCCGAGATGGAGTACGACCGGGCGCGTGATCCGGAAAAGTACCAGCACGTATGGCGCGGCGCGTATCTGACGAACTCGGAGGCGCGGGTGTTCCGCAACTGGCGCGTCGAGGAGTTCGAAGCGCCGAAAGACGCGATACATCGGCTCGGTGCCGACTGGGGCTTTGCGGTCGACCCGACCGTTCTGGTGCGCTGCCATCTGGTCGGACGGACGCTGTACGTTGATCACGAGGCCTACGCGCTCGGCTGCGATATCACGGCCACGCCGGATCTGTTTATGTCGATCCCGGAGGCGGAAAAGTGGCCGATGGTGGCCGACAGCTCGCGACCCGAGACGATCAGCCACATGCGCAAGCATGGCTTCCCGAAAATCACGGCTGCGGTGAAGGGCGCGAACAGTGTCAGTGAAGGCATCGAGTGGTTGAAGTCATACGACATCGTTGTCCATCCGCGCTGCCAGCACATGATCGACGAGCTCTCGCTCTACAGCTACAAGACGGACCCGTTGACAGGCATGGTCTTACCTGCTCTCGCCGACCGCGACAATCACTGCATTGATGCGTTACGATATGCGCTCGAGGGCGTGCGCCGGGCGAAGGTCTCAGCCACGCCCGCCGTGGTGACGCCGATTCCGATAGCCAACCGATGGTAATCGCATGGTCCGAATGACAAAGAGCGAGCGTCTCGACAAGCTCCATCAAGAGGCGATGTCGCAGTTTGACGACATCCAGTCGGCTCTGCGGGACGAGCGGCTGCAATGCTTGCAGGATCGGCGCTTCTACTCGATCAGCGGCGCGCAATGGGAAGGCCCGCTCGGTTACCAGTTCGAGAACAAGCCGCGCTTTGAGGTGAACAAGGTCCATCTCGCGGTTATCCGCATCATCAACGAGTACCGCAACAGCCGCGTCACCGTCGACTTTGTTGCTAAGGACGGCGCGATTAACGACCGTCTCGCTGATACCTGCGACATGCTCTTCCGTGCGGACGAGCAGGATAGCGTCGCAACCGAGGCCTACGACAACGCCTTCGAGGAGGCGGTCGGCGGCGGCTTCGGTGCCTGGCGGCTGCGGACGTGCTACGAGGACGAGTACGACCCCGAGAACGAACACCAGCGCATCATGATCGAGCCGATCTATGACGCTGATTCGTCCGTTTTCTTCGACCTCGACTCCAAGCGACAGGACAAGGCGGACGCGAAGCACTGCTTTGTCGTGTCATCCATGACACGCAAGGCGTACAAGGCGCAGTACGGCGACAGCCCGTCCGATTGGCCGAAGGAGATCCAGCAGACGGAGTTCGACTGGGATACGCCCGACGTGGTGTACGTCGCGGAGTATTACGTCGTCGAGGAAGTGTCCGAGCTGTTGCGCATGTGGCGCGACATCGGCGGCAACGAGGAGCGCTACACGCAGGCGGACTTCGACGCGGACGAGGAGCTGGAAGCAACGCTGCTCGCCATTGGCTCGACCGAGGTACGTCAGCGGCGCATCAAGAAGCGGCGCGTGCATAAGTACATCCTCTCCGGCGGCCGCGTGCTCGAGGACTGCGGCTACATCGCAGGAACGTGCATTCCGATCGTGCCGGTCTTCGGCAAGCGCTGGTTCGTTGATAACGTCGAGCGTTGCATGGGTCACGTGCGCCTGGCGAAAGATGCGCAGCGGCTCAAGAACATGCAGCTCTCCAAGCTCGGCGAGATCTCGGCGCTCTCAAGCGTCGAGAAGCCAATTATGGTGCCGGAGCAGGTCGCAGGGCATCAGATCCAGTGGGCGGAGGATAACCTCAAGAACTATCCCTACCTGCTCATCAACCCGATCACGACGCCCGACGGAAGCCAGCAGGCAGTCGGCCCCGTCGCTTATACCCGTAGTCCGGCAATCCCGCCGGCAATGGCCGCGCTCTTGCAGCTCACCGAAGTGGATATGCAGGATATCCTCGGCAACCAGGGCGAGGGCGACAAGATCGTCTCCAACATCTCAGGCAAAGCTATCGAGATGATCCAGCAGCGGCTGGACAACCAGACGTTTATCTACGTCTCGAACTTCGCCAAGGCGATGAAGCGCTGCGGCGAGATCTGGCTCTCGATGGCGCAAGAGGTCTACGTCGAGGAAGATCGCGCCATGAAGGGCGTGGACTCCGCGGGCGAGATGCAGCAGGTCGTCTTGATGCGCCCGCGGGTGGACGAGGAGACGGGGCGTCTCGAACTCGACAACGACCTCTCCCGCGCCAAGTTCGACGTGGTGGCGGATGTCGGCCCGTCGAGCTCCAGCCAGAAGGCGGCGACCGTGCGCGCCCTCACAGGCATGATGTCGATCACGTCCGACCCCGAGACGCAGCAGGTATTGCAGGCGCTCTCGATGATGAACATGGAAGCCGACGGCATCGCCGACGTGCGCGACTTCTTCCGCAAGCGCCTGGTGAGCATGGGCGTCGTCAAGCCGACCGAGACCGAACTCGAGGAGATGGCGGCGCTCGCAGGTCAGGAGCAGCCGACCGATCCCAACGCGATCTACCTGCAAGCCGCAGCCGAGGAGGCGGTGGCGAAGGCGGAGAAGGCGCGCGCAGACGTGCTCAACACCATCGCCGACGCCGAGCTGACGCAGGCCAAGACGGCGACGGAGCTTGCCAAGCTGCAAGGCGTGGCGCCCTCCCCTGCTCCCGCGCCTTCTATGCCCTCCGAGCGCCCGCCTGCGATCATGTTGGCGGTAGGGGAGGGGCCGGAGATGGAGAAGGAAGAGGACGAGGAGGACGAAATCGAACGCGAGAAGCGGCTACTCGAACTCGAGAACCTGCGCATCGACACCGCCATGAAGTTCAACGCGGCACAACGCGCGGCAGGCGAGATGGTCGAGATGAGCGAGCAGATGCGAGAGCTGAAGGCGGCGGAGGAGTTCTTGAGCGACGCAGCCAAGCAGCTCGTCAGCGCCAGCGATGAGATCCAGTCGGCGATCAAGTCGCTCGTCGAGTCGAACAAGAAGAACGCAGAGGCCGCGATTGCGGCAATATCCAAACCGAAGCGCATCGTGCGCGAGAAAGGCCGCATCGTCGGCGTTGAGGTGGGCTGATGGCAACAAGCGCCTGGAACAAATTTAACGACTTCTCCGAGCAGCTAGTCCGCGGCGTTCACGACTTTGACGCTAACACGTTCAAGGTCGTGCTCGTGCCAGATACCGATCCTCCAGTTGCGGCGGATGTCGATCTGTCCACCATTACGCAAGTCGCGAACGGCGGCGGCTATACGACCGGCGGCGCGACCACGACGATCACGATCAGCGAAACGTCGGGCACCACGACGGTGAGCGGCACCGAGATCGTATGGACGGGCACGGGTTCGGGCTTTGGTCCGTTCCGCTACGCTGTTCTGTACAACGACAGTTCAACGTCTCCTGCGGATGCGCTGATTGCCTGGTTCGACTACGGCTCATCCATCTCGGTCGGCGCAGGCGAGACCTTTACGCTGAAGTTCAACAACGCCTCGCCAGGCACCATGTTCACGCTGGTTTAAGCAATGCTGACACCACAAGAAGCTCAAGCCATCAACGCGCTGATAGTCGCAGATCCGGCGCTTTCGTCGCAGCCGCAGACGTCAGATGGTGCGTACGCAATAGCAGTCGCGCTCAACACGCCGAGCGAGGCGGGCTATAAGCCGATCACCGTCGGCGCTGCGATGCTCTGGGCGGCAGGCGGTCCTCGCGTGCGCATTCAGGCGGCGGCGAACGACAGCCAGCAGCCAGAAGCCGTGCGAGCGAGCTGCCAGGTGTTCCTCGACCTGATCGTGAGCGGTTCCGAGGCGCTGATTCATACCGAAGAGCAGGCGATACTGCAGGCTTTTAGCGGCTGGGTCGTGACGGGCGTGATTACGCAAGCCGAATACGATGCGGTGTACGGCACCAGCGGGCTTGCTGCCGCGATCCTTTCAAGGTCGGTTGTGGCGATTGGGCGCGACGTCAGCTATCAAGACGTTATGCAGGCGAGGGCGAGCTAATGGCTGCTGATATCAAGACCAAATACGGCACTTCCACGTCGATGACGATGACGGGCATCGAGGATGTGGACTCATCTGCGACGTGGGTGGGCGGCTGGACCTCAAACTCGGTCAACAACACCAGCACGCTGGCGGTCGATTACCTGCTAAGCGGGCAGTTCACGACGGAAGCCACGAACCGACAGGCTGGATACATTTTTGTCTACGCCTATGCGTCGTTCAACGACACGCCCGCATGGCCGGATATCTTCTCCTCTGGCACTGAGGGCTCTGTTGGTGCAGCAACGGTGCACGACACCGAGCAGCGTGACTCTGGGATGCGGCTTTTAGCCACAATCAATGTTGATAACACGGCCTCCGCCGTTTACACGTTTCCGCCGACCTCAATTGCGCAGGCTTTTGGCGGCGCTGTCCCGCCTTACTGGGCGGTATGGGTGACGGCTAACGCAGCGACGACGACTAACGACTGGTGCGTGAGTTCTGGCACTAATCTCTATTACGTGCCTATCCTGTATCAGACCGTCTGATGATACTTCCACCGGCTAGGTTTTTTGCTCAGCCTCCCACGCAGGCTGAGCTTGATTTTACAAACCCGATACTAAAAAACATTGAGCATGTTATATCGGGTAACGCTGCTTTTTTAACAAAAGGCAATTACAACACTTCTCTAAGGACAGGCACGATTGCGCCTGCTTTGATCCGTCGCCCTTCTGGCTTGTCTTACGCCCTCGGCACCGGCGCTGCTGGTGTCAATTGGGTCGCAACAGATGCAGGACCGTGGGTAAATTCACAAGGGGAATGGACGTTCTTTACGCTGAGTTTTTGGCGTGGAGGGAGTGTTAATAGGTCGATCTCTACTATTGCAGAGTCGCCGGGATCAACTACCCGCGACAGATCTATGTCTGCGTCTTCTTCAGCCGGCGGATTTTTCCAAGTCTCAACGCGGGATGGCGCGACAGATGTCTCTGTTTTATCTACTACAACGCTCACATCTATCGGCATCAACCCGTTTACCTTGGCGGGCAGGGCGAAGACTTCTGAACTTGCCATCTTTGTTAATGGAACCAAGGAAGCATCTACTGCTATTACGTCGACGGGCAGAACTTACACCTCGCCGGAGCTGGTTTTAGGGCAAGGTGGAATAGGGACGGGCATTGCCCAAGGACAGCAAAGCAATTCCGATCCTTCCATTTTTCTTGCTTGGTCCCGCGCGCTTTCCGATGAAGAAATCGCATCGCTACACAGAAACCCCTGGCAGGTATTTAGGTCGGCGAGCAGGATTATTGCCCCTGAATCTGCCGCCGTCACCGCCTACACGCTCGACACCACGCCCGGCACCTACAACCTCACCGGCAGTTCGCCGTCGTTGTTGGCGACCCGTCTGGTCGATACGACGCCTGGTGCTTACGACCTTACTGGTAGCTCACCGTGGCTTCTGCTCGGCCGCGCGCTGGATACGACGCCCGGCGACTATGACTTAACGGGCAGCTCGCCATCGCTCCTGCTGGGGCGCGCACTTGAGACGACGCCCGGCGATTACGACATCACCGGCTCGCCCGTCGATCTTGAGAAGGCGACCGCCGGTCAGTTCGTACTGCAAACGACGCCGGGCGCGTACAACATCACCGGCTTCCCCGTCGAGCTGATCGCCAACATCACGCAGCTTGCAGGCGGCGGACCCGGCAAGACGGCCAAGCGCCGTGGCTGGGCGAACGAGCGCGCCAGGTTCGAAGAGTCGCTGCGCACCGAGGAGGTGGCCGAGCAGGTCAAGGCGGCGCAGCGCGTGCTGAAGAAGGCGCAGTCTGAATCGGCGCAGCGTCTCGGCGAGCTGGTGACAGAGTACGAGGCCGCCCGCGCGTCGCTTGATGAACTGCGCGAGCAGGTGGCACGCATCGAGCGCGAGTCGCGCATCCGCGAGGAGGTCGAGGTCGCGTCGAAGGTCGTCGAGATCTTCGCCCGCGAGGAGGAGGAGATCATCGCCATCCTTGAGATCATCGACGAGATGGATTCTCGCGCCTTGCTTGCCGCTGTCGGGATTGCTGCATGAATATTGCGCGATTCACAGGACAGCATCTAGAATAGATTTCATGGTTGCCGCCCACCACAGGGCGAGAGGTTGAAAATGTCAGAAAATACGGCAGAGCTTGAGACAATCCCCGAGGATGCGCTCGACACCGAGATGGTGGTTGAGGACGAAGCAGACGATGGGGACATGGTTGTCTCGATTGGGGATGAATCGCCGGACCCCGAAGAAGAGGATGTGCAGCAGAACCAACCCGCTCCGCAGTGGGTCAAGGATCTGCGCAAGGCGCATCGAGAGCTACAGCGACAGCATCGCGAACTTCAGCAGAAGCTGACGACCGCCGAGCCGCCACGAAAGCAGGCGGTGGGTCCGAAGCCCAAGCTCGAGGATCACGACTACGACGCCGAGGCTTTCGAGGCGGCACTCGAGTCCTGGTACGACCGCAAGCGAGCCGCTGACGCAGAAGCCGAAAAGGCGAAGCGCGCAGAGGAAGAGCAGGCGAAGTCGTGGCAGGCAAAGCTCGACGCCTACGGCAAAGCGAAAGCGGCGCTGAAGGTGAAGGACTACGAGGACGCCGAGGCGATTGCGCAGGAGACCTTCTCCGAGGTTCAGCAGGGCATCATGCTGCAAGGCGCGGACAATCCCGCTCTTGTGGTGTATGCGCTCGGCAAGAACACTCGGCGAGCGAAGGAACTGGCTGCGATCCAAGATCCCGTAAAGTTCGCGTTTGCGGTTGCGAAGCTGGAGAAGGAACTGAAGGTGACGACTCGCAAGCCACCGCCGGCGCCAGAGCCCGTTGTTAAAGGCACCGGGCGTGCAAGTTCTGTAGATTCAACACTCGAGCGGCTGCGCAACGAGGCATTGAAGACCGGCGATATGTCGAAGGTCATGGCCTACAAGCGGTCGCGGCAACAAAAATAGTAGGAGTCTGAAATGCCTAATGCATTTTCGAAAGAGGAAATCGTAGCGTTCGAGAACATTCTCGAAGGCTTCCAGGATGCGCTCGTTCTGAGCCGTAACGTCAACGTCTACGCCACCGACGGCGCAACGATGGAGCGCGCGCGCGACACCATCTGGCGTCCGATGCCGTACATTGCGCAGAGCTTTGA